GAGGACACGGGACCGAGGCTTATGCTATTAGATCTTGTAAAGGATAGATACGAGTTTCCAGAACTGCGTAGAATAGCAAAAGAACAGTATGATTATTGGAAACCAGAGACTGTAATCGTAGAGGCAAAAGCGTCAGGTTTGCCTTTGACGTATGAAATGCGTAAACTAGGCATACCGGTTATTAACTTTACACCAAGCAAGGGAAATGATAAACATACTAGAGTAAACTCTGTGGCTCCATTATTTGAGTCAGGCATGATTTATTATCCGGACCGCAAGTTTTCTGAAGAGATGATTGAGGAATGCGCTGCATTTCCACTTGGTGAACACGATGACTTAGTGGATAGTATGACTCAAGCAGTAATGAGATTTAGGCAAGGTGGCTTTATAGATCATCCAGAAGATTACGAGGATGAAGAGTTACCACAACAGCAAAGGACGTACTATTAATGGCTAGTAAAAAAGGAATAGGTAGTTTTCTTAAAAAAATATTGGGCGTGGCAGATGAAACTGTAAATGTTTCTCCTGACAAAATTAAAAAGATAGATGATTTTACTGAAGGTTTTGATGAAACTACAAAACCAGGACAGTTCAAAGAACAAACACCTATAATAGATCAAGAGGGCAACATTCAAACTAGAGTTGCAAGTTACAGACCAGAGTCTTTTTCTGAGATGCAAAAGAGAACAGGTGTAGGAGAGTTTTCTGATGATGCATTATCTGCTAAATATGTAGATAGCGTAGATGCAGACGTTATGTCGTTGGACGAATACATAATGAAAGTTCGTGGCATAAGTTTAGATGACCTAGAAGCAGAAAGAGCGCTAAGAGCAAGAAAAGTATCTCCAGAACCAAAACAAGTTTCAACAAAAGAATTAGATAGTTTTTCATCAGACGTACAAAAAGCAACTAATAGATCAAACAAAGATATTAGAGAAACAATTGCTGACATGATGAACGAAGGCTATGAAGTTGGTGATCCAAAGCGAACAACCTTTGATAACGATGAAATGCTAGAGGCTTTTGTAGGTGTTAAAAAAGCAAACCAAGGAGACTTTGAAGAGTTTGTAGATGACTTTTTAAAAAGACTTTCTGAAAGAGAACCATCAGAATATGCACCACCTGTTTTAAGAGATAAAAAATCATTTAAACTTAAAGCAGGAGAAAGAGTTTTTAAAGACGACGATTTCCAAAAATCTTATGACATGGCGGACTCATATGGTTTTAGAGTTACAGACGATCCATCAGATATTATTCCTTACAGTCAACTATCCGAAAAAGATATTAGATTAATTGAATTAGGTGTGCCTATGAATAGTAAAAAATACAAGGCACAAATGAAAGGAATACAAGAAGGTAAACTTTTATCAGAACTAGAAGATGACCCTGTTAAAAAAGCAAACGCAAAAGCTTTTGAAGATGCATTAGGTGCAACAGATAGAGCAAAAATAAACAGAGCAGAGGATACTTTAAAACAACAAGCAACAGACGAGATTATGGAAGCTATTGAAGAAGGTAATTTTAGAAAAGCAGAAGCAATAGAAAACGCATATAATGAGGGCACATATGAACCAGGTAAAAAGAAAAGAACACTAAATGCAAAAGGTGGTCGTATAGGATTTGCAGATGGTGATTTTGTTGCACCAGAAGATGTTATGACAACTAAAGGAGATAATGAAAACAGAATAGCTGAGTACATGGCAAAAATACAAACTGGTGAATTAGTTTATGATCCTGAAACAAAAACGTTTATACCTGTTCCAAAGAAAAGACAGAGACAAAATACTAGACCTGCTGACAACGAAGAATACATGGCTGACTTGATGACTAGAATGAAGATGAACGAGATGTATGGTAAAAAACACGGTGGTCGTATTCATCTTTCAGAAGGTGGTGGACCAAAGTTTTCTAGACGTGGTTTCTTAGGACTTATGGGTGCAGGACTTGCAAGTTTGGCAACTCCTTTTGGAAAAATGGTAACAAAAGCTCCGCTTGGAGCTACAAAACAAGCGGTACAAAAAGTTTCAGGAATGCCTGAATGGTTTCCACTACTTGTAAATAGAATTAAAACTAAAGGAAAAGTTACAAGAGAACCAGAGTATGCAGATTTTACTTCTGGTGGAGATACAGAAAAAGTTTACAAACTTGATGACTATACTATGTATGAAGACCTGACCACAGGTAAAATTACAGTAAGTGGTAGAGGTAATGATTACCAACAAGTTTCTATGGAGTATGCACCAGGACAAACAACAGTAAGTCGAAAAGAAAATCCATTGACTGGAGAAATGGAACCTCGATATGTAACAGAGAAACCAACTTTTGAAGCAAGTGAGTTTGCAAAAGGTGACCCATACGATTACGAAAACTTTGGTGATTATGATGACATGAAAGGTGATCTTCGTAATTGGGAAAACTTTGCAACAGGTGGTAGAAAAATGTCAGTAAAAGAAGCAGAAAAAGGAATTGATGATTTTATAGAAAAATATACAAACCCAATTCTTCAGGATGACTTTGCGAAAGGTGGTAGAGTGGGTATGAAACAAGGGGGTATAGCATCTAAATTTAAGGAGAGAGTAAGTTATGGTAATTGATAAAAAAACATTGAATGTTCCAAGACCAAGACGTTCATTCCAAATAAAAGGTCCACAAGCAGGCGCTCAAGCTGCAACAGAAATGTTGCAACAACAAATGAATGTTAAACCAAACATTGAAGTAACACCAACAGAGGATGGCGGAGCAGAGATAGATTTTGATCCACAAGCATTAAATGCAATGGCCGGTCCACAAGGACACAACGAAAATTTAATTAACTTAATGGATCCTGACGATGTTGAGCAATTGTCTACAGACCTAATACAGATTTACGAAGACTGTAAAGCATCAAGACAAGATTGGGAAAACACATACACAAAAGGTATGGACCTGCTTGGTTTTAAATACGAAGACAGAGCAGAACCTTTTAGAGGTGCAAGTGGTGCAACACACCCAGTACTTGCAGAAGCAGTTACACAGTTTCAAGCGTTGGCTTACAAAGAATTATTACCTGCTGATGGACCAGTCAGAACACAAATTGTTGGTGCGGTTACACCTGACAGAGAACAACAAGCTGATCGTGTAAGAGATTTTATGAACTATCAAATTATGGTTGAGATGAAAGAGTACGAGCCAGAGTTTGATCAAATGTTATTTAATTTACCACTATCAGGTTCTACATTTAAAAAAGTTTATTACGACTCATTACTAGGTCGTTGTGTTTCTAAGTTTGTACCTGCAGAGGATTTATATGTTCCATACACTGCAACAAGTTTAGAAGATACAGAAACAATCATCCACAAAATTAAAATGTCAGGAAACGATTTGTTAAAACAACAGCTGTCAGGATTTTATGCTGATGTTGCTGTAGAAGAAGAAGCGAATGCTGATGAAGTAACAGAGAAAAAAGATGAACTAGGTGGTATTGATCCACACAGTGATGAAATTTATAATGTTCTAGAATTTCACACGCATTTAGATTTACCTGGGTTTGAAGAACTAGATGATAGTTTGCAAGAACCAACAGGTGTAAAGATTCCTTACATTGTTTCTATTGATGAAGGTTCAGGCAAAATTTTATCTGTTAGAAGAAATTTCGATGCAGATCATCCTACTAAAAAAAGAAAAGAATATTTTGTACACTTTAAGTTCCTACCAGGACTTGGCTTCTATGGGTTCGGCCTAATCCACATGATCGGCGGATTGTCTAGAACTGCAACTGCAGCACTAAGACAATTACTAGACGCTGGCACCTTGTCAAATTTACCGGCCGGATTCAAGATGCGAGGCATTAGGGTACGTGATGAAGCTCAACCGTTGCAGCCGGGTGAGTTCAGAGATGTCGATGCACCTGGTGGAAACTTAAGTGATGCATTCATGCCTTTACCGTTCAAAGGCCCTAACGCAACGTTGCTACAGCTTATGGATTTTGTAGTTCAATCTGGGCAACGTTTTGCGAGCATAGCAGATATGCAGGTCGGTGACGGAAACCAAAGCGCAGCTGTTGGTACAACAGTTGCATTACTAGAACGAGGTTCTAGAGTTATGTCTGCAATCCACAAAAGATTGTACGCATCAATGAAACAAGAATTTATATTAATGTCTGAAGCGTTTGCAACATACCTACCACCTATTTATCCATACGATATTGTTGGTGCACAAAAAGAAATCAAACAAGCAGATTTTAACGAAAGAATAGATATTATTCCTGTAGCTGATCCAAATATCTTTTCACAAACGCAAAGAATTACAGTTGCACAAAGTGCATTGCAATTAGCAATGTCAAATCCAAAAATGCACAACTTGTATGAAGCGTACAGAGGTATGTATGAAGCACTTGGTATAAAAAACGTAAATGTCATACTACCACCACCACAAAAACCTGCTCCAATGGACCCTGCGATGGAAAACATTTTGGCAATGTCAGGAAAACCGTTCAAAGCATTTCCAGGACAAGACCATCAAGCACATATGGACGCACATTTGACATTTATGGGCACGTTTATGGCCAGAAATAACCCTCAAGCACTTGCATTATTGTCAAAAAACTGCATGGAACACATTGCATTGATGTCTCAAGAGCAAGTTCAACTAGAATTTGCGGAAGAAATTGCACAAATTCAGCAATTAACAGCAAATATGCAACAAATGGGCGGTATGAACCCTCAAAATCCGCAAGTTATGCAGGTTCAACAGCAAATTAAGCAAGAAACTGACCGAATTGAGGCTAGAAAAGCACAATTAATCGCACAATTGACCACTGATTACCTAGAAGAAGAGAAAAAAGTGTTAAATCAGCTCGA